TGGTGCAGCAACAGCTGGTTATCGTGGTGCAGCAACAGCTGGTGATAATGGTGCAGCAACAGCTGGTGATAATGGTGCAGCAACATCACGAGGTAAATCTTGCACAGGCAAACATGGTATATCTGTAGCACGTGGAAATGATGTAAAGGTAAGAGGAGGTATGGGCGCAATATTAGTGATTGCAGAGGAAGAAAAAGAAAGATATGAAATTGCATCATGGAAGGTAGTAATCGTTGATGGAGATAAGGTAAAGCCAGACACTTGGTATAAATTACAAAATGGTGAATTAATTGAGTGTTAATACGTATGAATAAGGAGTTATCCGGAACAATATATGTACACCCATCAGTAATGAAAAGGATAAAATCGGGCAACCTCTCTCCCATCGTAATCAGATATGAGGTTGATGTGGGTGACATAGTTGAAGTAAGTGATGATGATGAGGTAAACTCAGTAATCACGAAAATAAAGAGTGTAAAGAAAAAAGGTACAGGTCTATACCAGATAGAACTGAATAATCCTGCTACTGCATTTATGGAATAAACAATTCACTGGCTCCATCTTTTCAGGTAACACTAGTTAGTTGGTATTGGTAGTTGGAAATAGGTAGAGAAGGTAAAAAGTAGATGGAGCCAGTATCTTAAAAAGATATGTGGCAAAATAGGAATAATAAAAAGAAAACGTCTAGCAAATCAGAACATCAAAAGCTAGTCAGCCAGTTAGACAGATGTTTTTCTCAATATATCCGGCTTCGCGATTCTTTTGTTGCAAATGGCGAGTTGTTTTTCCGTTGCATCAGCTGTGGAAAGATTAAGTCATACGATGAGGCTGATTGTGGCCACTACATCAACAGAGGTCACATGTCAACTCGATTTGATGAAGATAACTGTCATGCTCAGTGTCGTTTTTGCAATCGGTTCGATGAGGGGAACATCTACAACTACCGGGAGCGGCTGATCAATAAAATCGGATTGAGCCGGGTGTTATTGCTTGAATCAAAAAAGAATCAGACTTATAAGTTGAGTGATTTTGAGTTGAAAGTTCTGGTAAGTCACTATAAAGCTGAAGTAAAACGCTTGAAGGAGGAAAAGACATGAAAGAAGATGTAATAACAATTCCCAGAGCAGAATGGGATAATATGATAAAAAGGATTAATGACCTTCAGAAGAAGGTTGAAACGCTGTATAGCCGTGAAACTGACTACGTTTCCATGTCGGAGTTGTGTGAGTGGTTACAAATATCACGTACTACACTATGGAGGCTAAGAAGTGAAGGAAAGATAAGGACATGCCTTATAGGAGGTAAGATGGTAGCTAATAAGGATGAGATTCAGAGGCTACTGAACGAAGGAAAGATATAATTGAAATAACATGTTTGACAAGATGATTTTTAATGCCCAGATTGATTTTGTACGTGATGCAGAAAGGATAGCCAGGAAGCACCATCTGATACAATGTACGGAGGGGAACGAAATCTATTATCAGTCATCGGCATTAAGTAACATCGAGGGAATATGGTGGAAGATAAGAGGCAGAACGGCTCAGATTAAATGCTCATTGCATAAGCTATTCTGGAGGTCCAGATATGGCACGCTAGATAATTCACAGATGTTTAGTATATCGAATGCTAAGGAGATAATATCAGAGCTTTTAGATGAATGGGATATTGATCCGGAAAAGGTTAGAATAACATACTACGAGATAGGATTGAATATACCAGTCGACCATGATCCGATTGAATACATATCGCTAGCTGAGTCTATCGGCGTGATGAGAAATCGTGAGCTTTTCAATGATGCGAATTTTGAAAAGAACCGGCAAAAAACAACGGAGAAATCAAAGAACATCAAGAAGGTTTTCAAAATATATGATAAAGGATTCGAGGCACGCGATAAAGGTAGATTATGTGAAGGTAATATTCTGAGAATTGAAACTATGTATAGAAGGCAGTCTATTAACCTGATTGATTTTTTCTCAGAAAAAACGATAGAAACTATCATTCACACATTTTATCGGGATTGGGCCACGATAGGATTCAAACAGAGATTAACTGCTGATAAAGGTATCAAGTCAAGCCAGATTGATAAGGCTGAGGCTTTGTTGAGGCTGGGAAGGGATGAATACATGAAAAGGACATATGGATATTGGAAGTCAGGACATTTGACTGACAAACAATATCGTACTATTAGAGAGTTTATCAACTCATGGGATGAAATAAAATGTCATTTTAAAATGATCCAATCACCTCATGAGATTGAGTATAAAACTAAGTTACTAAGTCTTTTTAATGAGGCAAAAAAATAATGACCTTATAGACATATAGAAATATGGCTGAAAATCAGATTGATAACTTTTTAATGAAACGCAATGAAACGGGATTTGTTTCATTTAGGGAGCTATTTGTGTCTATTAATGTTTCAGGTAACTTGTCCTATACAGCCGTAAGGCTGCTAGGTAAACGATAAACAACATGAAAAAAGAAAAGATAACAATATACTACGCTACGAATCAAAAAGAGGAAATAGCAAGAATACAGGCAGAGAACAACCTGCCAACCGGATATAACATAAACGGTGAAATAGAATGTCAGTTGAGCAAAGATGACATTGAGAGATTAGACAAAGAAATAAGAAAAGGACTAATTCAAATCAGGAGGAAATAGTATGAATAAAGAAGGTGATCCAATATTGACGAGGAAGATAGACTTGGAAAACAACCCTCACGGAACAGAACTGAAAGTGATGCAACAGAAAGAGCGTGAGAAACATGGAAGATACGTTGCAATCCCAGGCGACAAAACAAGAACTCGGATTTTTGTACGTAATGGTGAAGATCCTGAAAAAAGAATTGCATCCTACCTAGAGAGAATAAACAACAGACCTCAAAAATGGAATTGAAAATGATAACCTATAAATTATGACCTATGGCAACTCAGTTTGAAGATACAATTAAAAATTATCTGGATGGCCGCGCAAAGGAGGATTCTCTCTTTGCTGAAACCTACAAGAAAGAAAACAAATCCATAGAGGAATGCTGCAAGTACATCATGCAGCAAGCTCAAAAGATGTATAATAAAAGAGTAAATGGAGGTATAGCGATAGATAGGAAAACCGTATACGGATGGGCGGTTCACTACTATGATGAGGATGATATCAAGTTAGAAGGTAAACTGGAACGTGTAGAAGTTGCGGCTCCATCTACTATTCAAAACCCTATTAGCAAAGAAAAGCCAGTGCAGAAAAAAAACGAAAGAAAGAAAACAAAGCAGGAACGGCAAAAGATATTTGAATCAAGACAACTGTCACTATTTGATATGTAATTATGACCAGAAAGAGTTTAAATAAATTGGTACTTAAAATGAGCAGCCATCTCAAACCAATATCGGATAAAGAGAAGGACTATGCAAAGAGTATATTCCCATCATCTGGTTACTACAAGCAAAATGGAGAAGTATGGTGTCATTGTTGTGGTAACATAGAGTACCAGATACCAGGTATATTGGAAGTGGATTTAGAGTTAGGATATCAATGTAGATGCTTGAATCATATCATATTAGAACACAATCCACGGAAAGACAACCTGACGGAATCGAAGTATTACTCAATAATACAGACATTCAACAAATGGCAGGTAATAAGAACTTTTGATGTTCATCGCATCAATCGCAAAGGTTTTCAGACTGAATACACGTATAACGAAGTATACCAAAACTGGGTATCTCCTGATGGAGAAGAGATAAAGATAATAATCTCAAAAAGATATTCTCGTGGATGTAACTTTTTTAATTGGTATTACAACACCGAGTTTAAAGTCAGGAAGTATAATCAGAGTTGTGCTGGATATTATGTATTTGAAGATGTGTTCGATGTAACTGATAATTATTTCTATCCTCAATATAAAATCACACGTAAACTTCATAAATACGGATGGTGCAAGGCTATTGAAAAACTGCCATACGTATCAGTAGTAGAGTGTATGAAAATGTTACTTACATCAAGACATGCAGAAACAGTTGTAAAACAAGGTCAGTACGATGTATTCCTTTGGATGGTACGGAGTAAGAAACCGGAAATAGAATATATGCCTCAAATGAATATCTGTCATAGAAACCATTATGTGATAACCGATGCTTCAATATACTTTGACATGCTATCATTCATGGAACAAACTGGTAAGGATATCCATAATCCCAAGTTTATTTGTCCGGATGATTTGTACAAGGCACACGAAATTGCATTAGCTGCATATACTAAAATACGAAAGAAAATGGAAGAAGAAACAAAACGCAAACTGGCAGAACAGTTTAACAAAGAATATGTGAAAGATAAAGGAAAGTTCTTTGGAGTAATAATAACGGACGGTGAACTTTCAATAAAAGTTCTAAAGAGTGTATTCGAATTTATAGATGAAGGTAAAAGCATGCATCATTGTGTATTTGAAAATGAATACTACAAGAAAAAAGACAGTCTGATTCTATCTGCAAGAGTAAATGGAGAACGTATGGAAACTGTGGAGGTGTCATTAAAAACCTTTCAGGTAATACAGTCAAGGGCAGTATGCAATCACACAAGCGCATACCATAACCGTATAATTGAACTGGTAAACCGTAACATGGGACTGATAAGGAGGGCTGTATCATGAAAGAATGTATAGAGTGTGGCCGGATTCTTCCTGAAGGCAGATTCCGCGCATATGAAACTAAATCCGGCACCCATTACACCAACAGGTGCCGGTTATGTGAGAGCAGACACACGGCTGAAAGAAGAAAGCAGGATAGACTGCATGGACGGTTGGCTAGATACACCAATGAGCAGCTGGTGACCGAACTTCGTAAGCGTGGAGCACATATCATGTATGGAAGTGATTTTGATTGTGTAACAACGATATGACAAGTATGAAAACAAAATTGTATTACCTGTTCCTGGCGGTCATGTGGTAGTTGCTGGGGTAGGTGGAAAGGAGAAAGATGGAAAAAGAAGATTTCATTATTTCTGAAATAAAAAAGTTGTTGAAGGAAGAAAATAGTTCTCAGACTATGAGGTTAAAAATGTTTGACAGATTGAAAGGCAAACACCATAATACCATCATTTTAATAAGATATGGCAATAATTATGAATCATATAAGGAAGATACTACACATATCGGGTTGGTTTCAAATATTGATGAAACATATTTCAATCACAACGGAGATGATATTTCGGTCATATCCTTTCCAATGAGTAAGTTAGATAAAATATTAACAAACCTGATACAGAGTGGATTTAGAGTTGCAATTTATGATACATCATTATGATTTACGGATATATTAGAGTGAGTACTGACAAACAGACAGTAGAGAATCAACGGTTTGAAATAAATAACTTTTGTGAGCGAAATAATATAACCATTGACGGGTGGATAGAAGAAACAATTAGTGGAACAAAGGCTTATAACAAAAGGGAGTTGGGTAAATTGTTGAAGCGTGTAAAGAAAGGAGATCTTATTATCAGTGCAGAACTTTCACGTCTTGGACGAAACCTTTTCATGATTATGGAGATTTTGAATATCTGTATGACAAAGGGGTGTAGAGTATGGACTATCAAAGACAATTATCGTCTTGGTGAGGATATACAGAGTAAGGTCCTTGCATTTGCTTTTGGATTATCTGCAGAAATTGAGCGCAATCTTATAAGCCAACGTACTAAAGAAGCATTGGCACGGAAAAAAGCAGAAGGGGTAAAGTTGGGCCATCGACGAGGATTCCGTTGCAGGCTTAATCCTAAATGCGTTGAGAAACATGAGTACATCGTGAAAGAATTGGACAAAGGTGCTGAAAAAGCTAATATTGCTAAAAAGCTGAAAGTATCAAAAGGAACTTTATATCGATACATGGTTTATACAGGATTGTTTACACCCGAAAAATGCAATCAAAGAGGGTGGATTGAACATGGAGTGTATCATTAAAAATTAAAAAAAATAGTTATGACAAAAGAAGATATTAAAAAGGCAGCAACCGAATATGCCAATGAAGCTTGTCGCCCACTTTGGAGAACAGGTTACGAGCAGGTTTGTATGGTTGACTTTATGGAAGGTGCAAAATGGCGCATCAGCAACGCTTGGCATGATGTTAACAAAGAATTACCAGAATATAACAAACATGTTGTAAACGAAGATTGGTTTGATTTTCAAGCTAGAGATGAAAATGATTTAAAACGGATATTGGACAAATACCCATTTAAGAGATGGGCATACGTAGAAGATTTAAAACCTAATATGGAGGAATAATTATGATGCCAAAACAATTACCAAATGTAATGAATGATAAAGGGTATCAGAAAGATGCCCATGATTTTGCAAAGAAAATTATGGAGTGCAAGGGAATACTTGGTCCATGTAAGGATATGAACCATTTCCAGGAATGGATGGAAGAAGCTTTGTCAAGGGCTTACCTATATGGTGCGCAAAGTGCTGTAAGAGTAGGTTATCTACTTGCTGACAAGGATTGGGAAGAAACATACAAAGGATTAAAAAAAGAGATTTCCGAATTAAAACAGCAAATTGAGGAGGATTAAGTTATGATAAGAAAAGTAGATATGTACCAGTGTGTATGTGATAGATGTGGAAAATCATATATTGACGATTTTAATGGTTATGTTGCTTGGAGTGATGAAACCTATGCAGCAGAAGCAGCCTATGAAAGTAATTGGACAAACATTGAAGGGAAAGATTATTGTCCCGATTGCTATGAATATGATGAAGAAACAGACGAATATAAACCAAAATCAAAGGAAGAAAACAATGAATATCAAAGGTAAAATTATAATAGTAAAAGATACAGAGTCTATCACGACAAGAGATAATAGAACAATATTGAAACGTACAGCTGTAGTAGAAACAGACGGAGGGAAATACGCCCAGTCGATTGCATTCGATGTGATGGGAGAAGATGTCAATAATCAATGGCTGGCAGTTGGTCAGAAGGTAGAAGTAGATTACAACTGTCATGTAACAGAGTTTAATGGAAAGTTATACAACAATATCAGAGCATGGAGAATAATTGAGTACAAGGATGAAAAATAATAGATTAATGATACGCTTCGATGATAATACATTCATGAAGTTGAAAGAGATATCAAAAGCAACCGGATGTAACTATTCAGTTGTAGTTCGTTCGCTTGTAAAGAAACAATTAGATGAACTTACTGACACTTCAGGTAATTTAAAATTAGATGGGCAGAAGAAAGCGAGAATGGACATTGTGTCCGGAAGTGGCAAAAAGACTGAATCAGCTATATAGCAGGTTAGCTGATGTATGCAATAAGGATAGATATATATATTATGACGGTCTATCCTATGAAGATATATTTCAAGAAACAATGTTAAATGTAATGTGTGACATCCATGCAAAGCAACTGAATGATGATGAATTGATAAAATATTTCTGTAGAAGATTCAAGGTTTTTCAGTATAGATTTGCTATGGATGCACGCCGTTTAAAGACAATTGATTATGCCGACAATAAACAAATTTCAGAAAAAGAAGATAAATAACAACACGAATATGTATGATTTGGAAAGAAGAAAGATATACATGTCTACCAGATGGCGTAAGCTTCGCGATCTTAAGATAAAGAATGATCCTTTATGTGAGATGTGCTTAGAGGATGGTGTTGTTACTCCAGCAGAAGATGTACATCATATAGTATCGTTCATGTCTGTAACAGACAAGCATTCACGAGCTTACCTTGCATACGATTATAACAATCTGAAATCATTATGCAAGAAACATCACCAGCTAGTACATAACTCAAAATGCTAACATGTTTAACATAATTAAAAGGGGTATGGGGTTAAATTTGAGTCGTTTTCAAGACTTGAACCACGCCGAACCCTCCTTCACACGCACAGCGAGTTTTGAAAAAAGCCAAAATGTTGCGATGTGTTAAAATAGTGTTTTTGTCAGTCGCTTTTTATGTTAATAAATAAAACATTATGAGTGAAAATTTGGTGCAATTCAAGCTGCCAAAAACAGTAAAACATAAGGAAGCCAAGAAGTTAATATGTAATCTGGTTCGCGACATGAATGAAAAAGGAGAGCTTACACCTTTCGACACAGCATTACTTCACCGGATGGCTACTGCATACGAAATGTATCTGACGTGTGTAGATGTGATTACAGAAAATGGTATGGTGATGAAAAATCTGAAGGGTGAGATGGTTAAGCGACCAGAGGTTAATATTATGAAAGAGAACTGGAGTCAGTTTCTGGAGCTGGCTAAGGAGTTCGGACTTACTACGATGAGCCGAGGTAAGATTAAGGCTCTGCGTAGGGCTAAGGATGATGAGGCTGTTTCACCGCTTGATGAGTTTTTGAGAAATAGAAATGACTAAGAACTACTTTAAATATGCGCAAGATGTCATAGATGGAAAAGTTGTATGCTGTGAGTATGTGAAACTTGCAGCAGAAAGATTTTTTTCCCTTATGGAAGATGACAAATATGAATTTCGCGAAGAGAAGGTAGATGTAGTCATTAACTTTATTAAAATATTAAGGCACTACACCGGAAGACATGCTGGTAAGCCTTTTACCCTGCAACCGTGGCAGGAATTTATTGTGGCAAGTATATACGGATTTTACGTTAAAGAGGATGGCAGCCGGTTGGTTCAATCCGTATATATTGAAATGGCGCGTAAGCAGGGCAAGTCTGCCCTTGCGGCCGCGCTTTCGTTGTATCATCTGATAGCAGATGGAGAAATGAATGCTGAGGTGTATCTGGCTGCCAATTCCAAAGATCAGGCGAAAATCAGTTTCGGTATGTGCTCCAAGTTTGTGAAAGGGATTGATCCGAATGGGAAATACCTTGAAGCATATCGTGACAGTATCAACTACGATAAGACATTAAGTATTCTGCGTGTTCTGGCTGCTGATGATTCCAAGCTGGACGGTTTTAATGCTTCGATGTATTTGCTTGACGAGTATCATGCAGCAAAGAATAGCAGGCTGAAAGATGTATTGCAGTCTTCCCAGGGCATGCGTGAGAATCCTTTGGCAATAATTATTACTACAGCTGGGTTCGATAAACTGGGCCCATGTTATCAGTACAGAGAAATGTGTACTGAGATATTGAAAGGATTGAAAGAGGATGATACGATATTCGCAGTTATATATACTCTTGATGAAGGTGACGATTGGAAGGATGAGGCTGTATGGGTGAAGTCAAATCCTAATCTGGGTGTGACGGTCAAGCCGAGATATATACGCGACCAGATTCAGAAGGCGGTTAACAATCCTTCGGAAGAGGTAGCAATCAAGACCAAGAATATAAACGTATGGTGTGATAGTGAAACGGTATGGATTCCGGAACACTATCTGCTTGATGCATCGAAGAATGTGGATTTGGAGAAGTATCGTGATTATGATGCGTGGGTAGGTATTGACTTGTCTTCTACAAGTGACTTGACATCGGTTAGTTTTATGATACCAACAGAGGAGAAGCTGATATGGAAAACTTATTACTTCCTTCCGGAAATGAGCTTGAAGGAAAAGAGATTTAAGGAGTTGTACGGAGAATGGAGAAGACAGGGGTGCCTGATAGTTACTCCAGGAAACGTGACAGACTATGACTATATACTGAATCTGATTATGGACGTTGGCCAGATACTGCGTATCAACAATATCGGGTATGACTCATGGAACGCTACGCAGTTTGTTATTAATGCAACAGATAACGGGCTTCCTATGGAACCAATCAGTCAAGCAATAGGTAACTTCAATCGTCCTACTAAAGAAATGGAAAGATTGTTGCTTTCCGGAAAGGCTATAATAGACAACAATGTGATAAACCGTCATTGCTTCAGGAATGTGGTTATGGCGAGGGATAAGAACGGTAACACAAAACCGAGCAAGCAGTTTGAGGAAAAGAAAATCGACGGTGTGATAGCTATGCTGATGGCGTTGGCCGTATGGCTGGTGTCTCCGCGTTACGGTGACTTCTATTAATGGCTGACAAAAAATCCGTTTATCTAAAAACAATATTGATTATGAAGATATTCGGATTTGAAATCAGGAAAGCATCGAAAGCGGAAGTGTCGAGTATTCCTGCTTATAGCGCAGGTGGTCCGGGAATACATTTGGCAAGCAGAAGCTATCCTATGCTATTATCAACAGTCTATAGATGTGTTGACCTTATAAGTGATTCAGTGGCGGTTCTGCCATTGGAGATATTCAAGACAGATGCGTTAGGGTATAAAATCAAAGACAGGTTACACCCATTGTATGAGCTGCTGGATCTGGAGCCTAACGAGAACATGACGAGATATGTTTTCTTCAAGACGATAATGAGCAGTGTTCTGCTGACCGGGAATGGGTATGCTTACATCGAGAGAGAAGGAACTAAGCCTGTGCAGCTGGTTTATATTCCATCGTCGATGGTGTCAATTCAATGGATAATCGACAGTAACGGAATAAGAAGGAAACGATATATGGTTGCCGGATTCAAGGAGTTGGTGGAGCCCATGGATATGATTCACGTCCTGAACTTTTCTTACGATGGTATTATCGGAGTTTCAACGCTGACACACGCAAGGCAGACATTGGGTATTGCTACAAGTTCGGAGGAACATGCAGCAGGATTCTTTAAGGGTGGCGGTTCGGTTAGTGGAGTACTTACCGTGGAAGGTCCACGACTCGACAAAAAGCAGAAGGACCAGATATATTCTACATGGAAGGAAAGAATAAATCCTGATACCGGTTCACCTGCAGGGATAGCAGTACTGGAGGGAAACATGAAATACCAGCCTATTTCAATAAATCCAAAGGATGCGCAGCTGTTGGAGAGCAGACAGTTCAATGTTGTAGATATATGCCGTTTCTTCTCCGTATCACCGGTTAAGGCATTCGACCTGAGTAAATCATCGTATTCAACAATTGAAGCAACACAGCTAGAGTATCTGACAGATACAGTGCTGGCTGTAATTACAAAAATAGAACAAGAGATTAATCGTAAGGTATTTCTTCCATCAGAGAGAAATATGTATCACGCAGAATTTAATACATCAGCCATTCTTCGTGCAGACAAGGCTGCACAGGGTGCGTTCTGGAAAGATATGGCTAATATTGGAGCAGCGACACCCAACGAAGTGAGAAGGGAAATAGGTATGTCGAGAATTGATGATGGAGATGAGGCTTTCGTTCAAGTCAATGTTCAGACACTAAAGAATGCAATAAAAGAAAAAACTGAAATGTCAGACAAAATATCCGTTAATGAATAAATGATTGATTATGGAAGATAGGACTGAAATTAGAAATACCACATTCCAGGTTATTGCAAATGAAGATGATGAGAAGAGAACAGTGGAAGGATATGCGCTATTGTTCGGTGTCAACTCTGATAACCTTGGGTTTGAGGAAGTCATTGAGCGTGGTGCGCTTGATGGCGTATTAGGAAAAAGTGATGTTTTCGCATTGTTGAATCACGACCGTTCTAAAGGTATTTTGGCACGTGCCAAGAATGGCAATGGTTCCTTATCGCTTGAAGTTGATAGTAAAGGTTTGAAATACAGATTCGAAGCGCCTAAAACAGCGTTAGGTAATGAACTGCTTGAAAACCTCAGACGTGGTGAGATAGACCAGTCAAGCTTTGCGTTTACGGTAGCTGATGGTGGTGAGAAATGGGAAAGACAAAAAAACGGAATATGGAAGCGTACCATCTCGAAGTTTGAGAGAATATATGACGTATCTCCAGTTTATAATGCTGCTTACTCAAAGACAAGTGTGTATATGCGTGGTAAGGAAGAGGCAGAAAAGGAACTTGAAGAAAGAGAAAAACAGAATCTGGAAGAATATTACAAAGGAATTAATAACTCATTAAACATTTGATTTTATGGCAAAAGAAAAAAGCAAGGTAGAGTTAATGGACGAAAAGAAGAAGCTTCAGGAAAGAGCTTCTACTATTACTGGCGGTGCACGTGCAGAACAGCGCATGCTCAATAAGGATGAAGAAAAAGAACTTGGAGAAATTCAGTGCAGACTAGCTGATATCAATATTGAGATTGCAAAGCGTGATTCAGAGAATCAGCAGAAAGGCAATCCTCATGTAACCAATCAGACATTCTCACTCCGCAAGGCTATTCTGGAAATGGTTGATGGAGAAGGTTACAGTGAAAGAACCAAGGAAATGAATAATTTGGGTAAATCTTTGCTGAATCAAGCAGGTTTATCACAGCGCAGTGCAAGAGGTTTGTATATCCCTGTTGAGGCTCGCGCAAATATGACAGCTAAATCACCGGGTGATACACTGATTGAAACAGACTTCCTTGACATCTTAACACCATTGCGTGACAGACTTGTTTTGTCTCAGGCAGGTGCAAGCATGATGACAGGTCTTGTGGGTAACATTGATATTCCTGAATATTCAGGTTCTACTGCAGAATGGGCTGATGAAAATGCCACTGCTGCTGACGGTGCAGGAACATTCACGAAGAAAACAATGAAACCTAAGCGACTGACAAGTATTCTGACAGTATCACGTCAGTTGTTGGTTCAGGATTCGCTTGGAGTTGAACAACTGTTGCGTGCCGACCTTGTGAACGCTGTTGCATCTAAACTGGAGGCTACTATTTTGGGCGGTCATACAACCAGCGCAGAGAAACCAGACGGTTTGTTCACAGGATTCGCTGGTGCTGCTGTAGATATGAGCTGGGATGGCATTGTTGATTTGGAAACAAATGTTGATGTAGCCAACGCTCTTATGGGTAATACAGCATATATCATGCACACTAAATTATTCGGTAAAGGTAAGACTACGCTGAAATCTACAGGAGTAGCCGGTTATCTTATCGAGAACGAAAGCACCAACGGATATAAGGCACTACGTACTAACGCTGTATTCAACAAGAAAGGAAGTACTAACCAGGAATATGGTATCGTATTCGGCAACTGGGCTGATCTTCTTATCGGACAATGGGGTGCACTTGACCTGATGGTGGATCCTTACACTAAGGCAGACCAGGCATTTGTACGTATCATTGTCAACTCATACTGGGATGCAACTCCACGCCGCAGCGCATCGTTCGCCAAGGCATTGATTAAGGGTGAAGTTAACGCTGATTGATTATGTACATAACCTTAGATGAGGCTAAGAAACATCTGAATGTAGAAGAAGAGTACACAGAGGATGATACACTAATAGAGATGTATATAGATGTAGCTGAGGCTAAGGTTGCAAAGGAACTGTGTGTTAAGGTGGAAGAGCTTGCTACTCTGGAAGAAGGCAGCGAGCTTATTCCGCACCCTATCAAACAAGCGATATTGCTGAATATAGGAATGTATTACGCCAACAGAGAGGAATTGACATACACGCAATCTAAGCCATTAGAACAAGGTTCAAGATACTTGTTAGCACTATATAGAGATTACACGAAATGAAAGCAGGACAACTGACAGAAAGAGTTACCATCCAGCACCGGAAAGTGACAAAAGGTTTAAGTGGAGGTGAAAATTACGAGTGGGCTGATTTGTTTACCGCACGTGCATCTGTATCTTTTCAATCAGGAACGGAAGGAGAACAGAATATGGAATACTCCCATAACCAGATAAACAAGGTGACTATGTATTACAGACCTGCGATAAAACGTGATATGAGAGTGATATACAACGGTGAGAGTTATGGAATCAACTCCATCAATTCGAACCGACAGAAGAATATGACCATATTAACTATAGAATTGCTGAATGAGTGACGAAGTAAGAACTGTAGTAGATACTGATAAGGTAAACAGATTGTTGGAGGATTTGAAAATGTCTAAACCGGAAGCTAGAAAAGCTATACGTAGCGCACTGGTTTCTTCTGCAAGGATAATTCAAAGACAGGCACGAACGAACCTTATAGGCGTAAACAATAGTGATGGTAGTACACTCAAATCAGAAAATCTTAAGAAATGGGTACGGTATTCGGTGTACAGAAAGAATGACGGTGTACGTGTTCACATTCAACAGACATGGACAAAGAAATGGAATCCATCGTTTCTGCTGAGATTTTTTGAGGAAGGTACAATGATGCGCTGGAACAAAAAGGTGAAAAAGGGTAGACTGAAAGGTCATGCGTTGAAAAAACAGCGTTATACAGGTAAAATAATTGCATCGAAATTCTTTTCACGCGCTGTTGACGCAAAGAAGCAGGCTGCGCAGAATAAGCTTGAATATTACTTAATCAGACATATAGAACGTATAGCTAAGAAGAAACAATGAACAGCACACTGAAAGTATTTCAATTTATCAAGGAAGCACTGTTGGGTAATGAGGCTATTAACAATAAGGTTTCGCAGCATATATTTCCTATATCAGTATTACGCGAGATACCACTGCCATATATAATCTATAATCCATCGTACACCGGGAAAGACGACAGTAAGGATGGTGTTTTTGAGAGAAATGTTACAGTTGATTTCTATGTTTTTTCAGACAATATGGATGAGGCTATAGAGTTGATATCCGAAATAGAGAAAGTATTTGCTAAAATCGAAGGAAATGAATATTTCCCGGTATCTGACAGCGAGACAGAATCATGGAGTTTCTCAGAAGAAGATAAAGTATATGGCGGAATAATAACGATTAATTTAAAAACAGATTGATTTTATGGCAAAAAGAAAAGCATTAAAAGGGAAAGACCTTATGATCTTCGTGGCTGGTAAAGCTATAGCTCTAGCTACCAGCCACACATTAACTTTGAATGCTGAAACAAACGATACAGCATCAAAGGATTCAGGAATGTGGGATGATGCAGAAGTCACAAAATTGTCATGGGAGGCTTCATCTGAGTCTATAGGAGCCGCAGATGAAGGCGAACCAGTTGATATATCATACGAAACACTGCTGGATAAATGTATGGCAGGAGAAAAAGTTCCGATAATTTGTGGTATTCCAACTAATGCAACAAATGATGGTGTACCTACAGAAGGTTGGACTGCTCCTTCAGAATCTCCTAAACAAACATATTACAAGGGTGAAGCTCTTATTACATCAGTTACGCTAACAGGAGCCAATGGAGAAAACTCACAGATATCAGCTAATTTCAAGGGAGTAGGTAAGTTAGAAAAAGTTGCTAAAGCCGCAGAATAATGAAAGTAACGATAAAGGATAAAGAGTACGATATACACTTTTCGCTTAGAGTACTTTTCAAGTATGAAGAAGTGTGTGGCCATCCATTCGAAGGAAAAAGGCTTCAGGAACTTTACATGCTTATGCATTGCGCGCTTTTAGCGTTGAATGAAGATTACACACTGACATTTGACGAGCTGATTGATTATTGTGATGAAGACAAAAGCGTGTTTGAAACATTTCAGCAAGTATTAAGTGATTCGCAGAAACGTGACCAAAGTAAAAAAAAAGAGGTAACGTAGATAAGCCTGTAAGCGTTGTGTCTTTATACGAAGAAATAGTAGGCAGGGGTGGTGTATCTCCTGCCTATTTTTTTGACTGTATGACATTCTCTGAGTGTGCTGTTTTTCTGCGAGGAATGAGGCGAAAAGAAAGGGCAGAAATGGAAAGGGTAAGGCTATTAATGTGGTCTGTATTTCAATCACAAAGCAGACGAAGACTAGATGTAGAAGATGTATTGCGGCTAGATGATGAACATGATGCTTCGGATAAAACTGAAAAAATCAACGAAGAAGAAATGAAAGGATTGAGAGAACGTGCTAAAAAAATAAAACCATGAGTAACATATATACACGATTATTACTTAATACAGATAAATTCGACAAAGGGTTATTTCAAGCTCAACAAAATCTAAAGAGTTTTTCTGCTCAGAGCAAATCTGCATTTCAAGGCATAGCAAAGATAGGCGGTTACGCAGCTGCATTTGTAGGTATATCTACATCGATACATGCAGCAGTAACAGCAAATATGGAGTTTGAAAAATCCCTATCTTCTCTTAGATCACTGACGGGGGTATCAGCTCAGGAGTTGAATTACTTCCGTGCTGAGGCTGTGAAGATGGCTATGGACAGTACGCAGTCGGCAGTTGCTATGGTTGATGCATACAAGCTGATTGGTAGCCAGATGCCGGAACTGCTAAAAAACAAAGAAGCTTTATCTGCAACAGCTCGTGCAGCGGTTACGCTAGCTGAGGCAGCTGAGATTGATGTACCGACAGCAGCGAAAGCACTTACAGGCTCATTAAACCAAATGGGCGCAAGTTCGGCAAGTGCGAGTGAATATATTAATATACTTGCGGCTGCATCACAACAAGGTTCAGCTGATATCCCATACCTTAACCGTGCAATAGAGAATGCCGGTGGTACTGCATCTGCTGTAGGTATCAAGTTTAATGAACTGGTTGCAGCCATAGAAGCCATTGCGCCACGTATTACGGATGCAAGTTCAGCAGGAACCAACCTACGAAATATATTCCTGACCTTAGAGGCGTCGGCAGATAATAATCTTAAGCCATCCGTTGTAGGTTTGTCAAAAGCAATAGATAACCTATCTAAGAAAAATCTGAATGCAACAGAACTGACTAAGATGTTTGGCAAGGAATCAGTTACTGCTGCAATAGCATTATTACAGGAAAAAGATGCATTTGATAAATTAAGAGAAGGAATAGAGGGAACTAATACAGCACAAGAACAAGCAGGAATTAATACTGATAACTTAGCAGGATCTATAAGCAAATTGCAAAATGCATGGACTGCATTTGGTACGACTCTGTATGGAACAAATGGTTATCTTAAAAATGCTGTTGATAATTTGCGAGATGCTGTTAATTGGGCGACAAGAGCATTGGCTATGTCCGATCAACAGAAAATAGAATATGATAATCAAGGAAATTCAGCAGAAGCTTTAGCCAGGATGAATCTATATGTTACTCAGGGTGTGAAACCAGATTTAGCCTATCGGAAAACGATGGCAGATCTGACACGTACCATGTTCCCTGATGCACAGTTCGTTGATAAATATAAGAAGGCGGTAGATGAATCTCGTAAAATATGGGAAAAAGCAAAACTGGTAAATATCAATGGTGCAGCGTTTGAGGAAGAAAAGGTCTTTAAAGAGAATTTAAGAGTATATCAAATAGCTGTAAAACAAAAAGAAACTTATGATTTAATTGATAAGCAACTTAAAAGCCATTTGACAAGTTTGCAAGCTGAATCCGTAGCTGCAGAGAATGCACGCAAAGAGGCTGAAGCTGCAGCACAAGCAGCGAAGGATAAGGCTGCTGCAGAAGAGGCAGCACGACAAGCGAAAGAAAAAGCTGAAAATCGTCCAGAAGGTTCTATTGCAGAAATAGAATATGAGATAAAAGAATTACAGAAAAAATTGATAACAGCAACCACAACGCAAGCGCGTGTAGCTGTTCAGGAAACTATTAATGAATTACAATCTAAGAAGGTAAGGTTACAGGCAGAAGTTGAAACCGCTATATTCCAAAAAGGGAAGAATGCTCCTGGATTCGTGGAAAGCACTACACCAAATTTAGGCAGTATGGCTGGAGGAGTTGAGATGGGTAAATTTGAAATGCCATCGATACAGAAAAATATAGATGAGGCTGATGATTATGCTGCGAGTATAGCAAACGTTGCATCTGCATTCGGCATGCTGACAGGTGCAGCGCAAGACGACCAGACTGCAATGGCTCAATGGGCATTGCAGACTATTGGCAATATTGCTAATGTTGTATCACAAACTATGGGGTTAGCCGCAGCAAGAGCTGCAGCAGGAGGAGCGCAGGCTGGCTGGCCCGGAATGATGGTAGCTATACCTGCAGCTATAGCAGCGGTAATATCAGCCGTTACTTCATTTCCAAAATTTGCAGATGGCGGTATAGTTGGTGGTAGCAGTTATTTCGGTGACAAACTGTTAGCAAGGGTAAACTCCGGAGAATTGATATTAAATCAGAAACAACAGGAAAGCCTATATCACATGACAGAAGATGACAGAGGTGGCGGTGTGACAATCGGCTTTGACCGCGTGAGAGGAAGTGACATCTATTTGGCATTGAAGAATTACATGAAAGATACAGGAAAGAAACTATGAGTTACGGATTAGTATATACATTGCCCTTCTCATCGATTGACGGAAGGGCATACGAAGTAAGAATAGAACGAGAAGGTTATACCGGCGAATCGAAAGAGTTGAAAGGGCAGACATCTCCATTTACGGTGACAATAGACAGCGAGGAATTTATATACACTCCTACCCGATTCAGTACGGCTACATTGGCAATATTCGGTGGTGACTATCTTCAGGACTTATTCAGCACAGATTACAGGATGCATAGAATAACGTTGTATGCAGACGGTATAACTGTATGGTGTGGTTTCATCAAGCCAGAGCTATATACTCAGGAATATTCATCGGATAAGTTTAACCTGGAACTTAATTGTTATTCTGCTATGTCTGTATTGGAATATATAGAATACAAACAAGCTGGTGAAGAAAGAGGGTTTATATCTTTATGGGAATTGCTAAAGAAGTGTATAGAGGAATCACAGGGATTATATACATCAGTGCATATACCTCATGTCTACGGAATTTCACAATCTGAGTATAACAATTGGAGAAATCCTTTGGAACAAATGATGATATCAGAGCAAAATTTTTTTGATGAAAATGATAATGCAATGTCTATGTTAGAAGCACTGAAGGAAATCATGAAGCTGATGAACTGGACCTGTGTAGACTGGAGAGGAGAATTATATTTCGTTGATGTGAATAATGAAATAGGAGAATATTACAAGTATACTGCTGATATGTTAAGCTATACTCAGATTCAGGCTGATGAAATGAATGTTCAGGATATTGGTTTTGCTGGTAGCGATCATACACTTGATGTACTTCCTGGCTATAACAAGGCAAGCGTGAGATGTAGTAATTATCCGGTCGGAGAGGTACTGCCAGACACATCCTTCGATAATATGGAGCTTCTTACTGTGAAAGATGAAAAGACGGTACTTAATGAGGGATATAGAGTCACTCATTATAAGTTCTATCAATCTAAGCAGAACAATTATAAGATGTTGGCATACAAGTACGGAGCTGAGCCAGATTCAGTAACGGAGTTAAGCCCAGAACAGTTTAAAAAAGAAATTGATGCTTCAAGCAAATGGCAGCTGTTATCCATCACTGGAGCAATACCATTTAAGTGGGATGAATATCGGATAGACAACTCAGGGAAAGCTGATATAACGGATTATAACTACGAAGATAATATAAAAATTAAAACTAGTAGAGGTACTTCGCAAACATTGATATTCTCAAAAAACAATACAATCCCTATTTTACAAATAAAGGGAAGTCCGGCAGCATATTCTCAAGGAGCTTTCGTAATCAATTTTAGTACATATATGTTGGCAAGAATGACATCAGGAATAGTTGATTACGACTTTCATTTCCAGTTGAGAGTGGGAAACAAATATTTTCACGGAAAAACAGGAGGTGCAGACTCTTATTGGGACAATAACTCAGCAGTAATAGTAGGAGAACATGATAATAACCTAAAAGTCAGTTTCGGAAACGATAACAATGATTATTATGGACCATATACGCTATTATCATCCAGACAGCTCAATGATGGTCTTAATGATATCAAGGGATATATATGTCGTATACCAGATGATATAGTATTATTGGGAGAAGTTGAGTTGACAATATTTGGACCTTATGCAACTTTCGTATTAGGAGGCTTACGCCCTGAATATTTTTCATTGAAAGACTTTGAATTTAATTTTAATAAGTTCGAAGATGTAGAAGACGAAGATTCGGATAGTGACCGGATATACGAAAACGTAGTTAATGAAGATTATATCAACGAACTTGATGAAATAGAGTTCAAGATAAGTAGCTATAACGATGATGGAGCCTGCTATAGTAAAGTAACCATAAACAATAGCTATCTAACAAATAATCTATATTGTGGAATTGTTGGTGAGAATATCCGTCCGGAAGAATTTCTAATACGTCGTATTGTTGATCATTATAGTGTTCCTAAAATTAAACTTACTCAGGTATTAAAAAGAGCAGACATAAAACCTTATACAGTTTTGTCAGACAAATATTCCGTTAACAAGAAATACATTAATGCCGGAGGTGAAATAGATTATAGAAAGAACCGGTTCAATTGTATAATGATTGAGATTTAGATGAAAAAAGTAGATATTAAAAGTATTGTAATACCGAACCGTTCACGAAGCGGAAATTACCCGACAGGTTCTACCGTCACTCCTAGTGGTGGCGGTAGCAACTCTACTATAATCAATCAAGGCGGTGGAGTAGATTTAACACAAGCAAGAAAAGAATTTCTTTCGAAAAAAACATCTGATGAGGCTAAAGGCATTATTAATTTTTTGAAAGGTATTAAAATTGCGGGTAGGAACATATCTAATTTGCTTCAAAAAAACTCAGAAGAAGAAATCACGGATGAGGCTATAATGTCAGCAGCTAGAGTCATACTCGAAATTGGGAATGCAATCGGTAAATTAGATAATAAATTTCTTAGAAAAGACCAGTCTGATAGCACAAATTTTCTACTACAATTATTGGGAGGTGCAGAGTTCGGAAAATATGCTTCTGGCATATCCGGCGGAAAAATCGATGAGCAAGGCGCAGCGGAATTACTCTCACTATTGCTCCGTAGTGCTCTGACAATAGGTGAATACAAGAAAGGTCTGAAAGGTGCTAAGATAGATGAAGAAGGTGTTGCGGATTTGCTTTCCATACTCGTTAGAAACGGTATAGAATCAGCTAATTTCTCTACTGGTGCGTTAGGGGCTGGATTCTGTCTGAAGAAAGACGAAAACGGTGACAGTTATCTGGAGGTAGACCGTATGCTTGTCCGAAAGGTAGCCACATTTATTCGGTTGCTTATCCAGCAGATCAAGCATGTTGGAGGTCAGATTATTCTTACACCTGCTTCCATGTCATGTGTTAAGGTAGAGGATAAAGGAGATTACTATCGTTGCTATTTTGAGAACACGGACGGAGAAAAGACAATAGAGCAAGAGTTCGAGGTCGGTGACTTGGCTAGAGCGCAGACTTTTAATGTCAAGGAAGGTGTTAACGACAATGTTACTAACACCTACTATTGGCGTGCTGTTGTAGGAACAGGAGATAACTATATAGATTTATCCAAAACAGACTGCGATGCAGGCTCTACAGAACCAAAAGCAGGCGATGATATTGTACAGCTAGGAAACAAAACAGATGCTACACGTCAGGCAGCTATAATCTTGTCTGCATACGGCAATGATGCACCGTATTTTAAATTGTATCGTGGAATTAATTCTTACTCATTGGACGGAAAAGAATTTGTTTCATTTTCTCGTTCGGAAGTAATGATTATTGCCGATAAGATTAGATTCAGCTCGGGCGAAAGCGTAAAGGACTATATAGACAACGCGGTAGGGGAAGTTAATACAAAAGTAGACGATGCAATAGCCGATTTATCCGAAAACATTTCATTTGTAAATCAGTTATCTAAGGATTTAGAAGCTGTTAAAAACCAAATAGACGGTGCTATTGAAACATGGTTCTATGAGCCGGTTCCCACATTGAGCAACGAGCCTGCCGTAAATTGGACTACAAACGAAGACAAGAACGTACATTTGGGTGACTTGTACTATGACGGAAACGGAAAGGCATACCGTTTCCAGATGTCAGACACTTCTTATGTATGGCAGGTAATAACCGATTCTGATATCACAAAAGCTTTGGCTGACGCTAAAAAAGCGCAGGACACGGCAGATGGAAAGAGAAGGGTATTTGTGACTACCCCGTCTAATGCCTCGGTGTATGATATTGGAGATTTGTGGGTTAATGCAACATACGGAAGCTACAAGAATGATTTGCTTCGAAGCAAAACGTCTAAACAAGCAAATGCACAGTTTTCTATTGAGCACTGGGAACTTGCTTCTAAGTATACGGATGATACTAAGGCAAATCAGGCTCAGGCTGCGGCAGATGCAGCTAAACAAGCAGCTGATAGTGCACAGCAGACAGCCAATAACGCCGTTCAAAGCGCGGCAACTGCAAACGCCTTATTGTCTGATATAGCAAATGACAACAAGCTGACTGCTCAGGAAAAGCAGGAAACAAAAAAAGAATGGGATATTATTGTTTCTGAAAAGCCTAAAAACAATGCAAGTGCTGACAAGTACGGAGTAAGCAGGACTGCTTACGATACGGCTTATAATACGCTAAGTGCTTATATAACACCGTTGCTTTCAAGTCTTTCAACAACAAGTAATATATCAGGAGCTGCATTCAGAAGCAAGTTTAAGGATTACTACGATGCTCGCACCGATTTATTGAACGCTATATCAGCAAAGGCTAAATCCCTTGCAGATGCTGCACAACAAACCGCAGATGCGGCACAAGAAAAGGCTAATCAGGCAATAAAGGATGCTGCCAACGCAAAGGCAGCAGCAGACAATGCACAAAGTGATGCTGATGAAGCTAAGAGCCGATTAGATAGTTGGGCTTCTGACGGTTCTATTTCTCCAACAGAAAAGCAGTCATTGAAAGAAGAAATAGCTAGAATTGACGCAGACAAGACACAGATTGCAAACGGATATAGTAAGTACAATCTAGGTACTCCTACAAATTACAACAATGCACACACGACTTATCGTGCTGTGTTGGTAACTCTTACGGCTTCATCTCCTGAAACAATTGCTATTCCTTCTGATTTTTCGACTAAGCAAACTGCATATTATACACAGAGAACAAACGCTTTAACTGCTATCTCAAATGCTGCACGAGATTATGCGCAAGGTATAGCCAACGATTTAAGTTCTTATAAGAAAACGGTAAGTTCACAGTTTGAGCAGACCAACAACAGTATTACTGCTGCTGTAACTTCTTCAAAAGAATATACAGATAGTGCTGTTAGTGGTATTCAGATTGGAGGTAGAAATCTATGCTTAGGAACAGGAACACCGTCTGTTAATAAATTTACAGGAGTAACACAAACGAATGTTATTTATAGGGTAAAAGATAAAAGCGTTTTAGAATCTTTAAAAGGGAAAGAAATTGTTATTTCTTTTGACTATGATAATCAGTATACCTCAGGAAGCCTAGTTTCAATGGCAGTCTATTATTTTTGGAAGACACTAATAGTATTTGACTCTTCCAATAAAGGGCAAGGACATGTAGAAAAAAAAATCAAGCTTAAAGAAGATGTAACTATTGATGGAACTGCTGCCATATATTTGCAAATTAGCAGCGGTAATAATTATTCAGGAACAGTAACTATTTCTAACCTAAAGCTTGAAATAGGCAATAAAGCAACTGATTGGTCACCTGCTCCTGAAGATTCGGAAAACGCTTTGACTGAATACAAAAAAGAGGTAACATCACAATTCAGTGTACTAGAAGGTGAAATTAATAGTAAGGTTTCTTCTACTGAAATTACTACTATTAAGCAGGAAATAATTAATACGGCAGCGAGCGATGCAACCAAAAAGGCGAATGATGCAAAGACTTCAGCAATAAGTACTGCCTCTGCTGACGCAACTTCCAAGGCAAATAAGGCAAAGCAGGACGCTATATCCACTGCCGGACAAAATGCAGACAAGAAGTACGCAACGATTACTACTGTAAAATCTATGCAGACAGTCATAGAACAGCACTCAGAAAAATTATTGCTAAAAGCCGAAAAGTCAGAAGTAACTACCGTTCAGAACAACCTGAATCAGACTAATAACAATTTGTCAGCGCTGACTACACGTGTAAGCAAAGCAGAAGTCGCGTTACGACCGGATAATATTTGGATTGGTATTTCTTCTAAGGTTACAAGTGTGAGCAAGATAACCAACATTGTTCCTGACAGTTGCTTCGATGATGCTAATTATAGCTTGCTTTATGCCGGAGGTTCACGTGTTAGTGCGGCAACTGCCAACAATAGTTGTCCTACAAGTTATTGTATGAAGTCTACTCAACGTGATGTAGTAGGAAGCGGACTTTTTAATGTATCAGAGGGCGAAAAGTATTATATATCAGCCTATATAAATGCTTCTCAATGTAATTATCCTGTTAGTGTAGGATTAGGCTTGATAAAATCTAATGATAGCGCAACATCTTCTTGGCTATGGTCTAAAAGTGTTGCAGCAAAGACTGCTGGGTGGCAAAAAGTTGAAGGTTATATCACAATTCCTTCAGGTTATTCAAGAGCGAGAATTTACGCATGTCATATTGAATCTACTTCTAATTTTGGTGCAGCTTATGTTACAAAATTATACTGTTACAAAGTAGACGAATCTGTTAATCAAAACTATGCTCTATTAACTAGTACAGAAAAGAAGCTGACTACATTTAGAAATATAAGCAATCAAACATGGAGCGTTTATAATATAACAGGACTTAAAAAAGGAGATATAATTACAGTTTCTTTTGAGTATGAGGCAAGCAATCTTAATTTTAACACCACAACAGAACATACAGCAAAAATAAATTGCCAATTTGGTCCTTTGTACGGATGGGCTGGTACTACTTTTGATTTAAGATCTAATGGTTCAGGTAAATACATATCAAAACCTATAACTATTGGTGGCACAGCAACCGAAACAAATGAAACTAATATCTTCTTTAGATTAGATTACATTTCTTCTGTACTACAAAACGGAAGCCCGATAGGTTACTTCCGTGTTTGGAATCTCAAAGTCGAAAAAGGAGAAAGGTCAACACCGTGGAGTGCTGCACCTAGCGATTATTCCACAACAGAACAAATTAAGACAGGAATTACCGTTAAAGAGAACGCCATAAGTATTTTCGGAAAAGATGTATCTTTACAAGGAAAGATTACATTCAGTTCTCTTAATAGTAGTTTGCAGAGCACAATCAATAATAAAGCTGACTCAGGCGATGTCACTTCTGACATAAACTCCTCTAAAGAGGATATGGCTAAAAAGTTAGGATATGCCAGCTATGCTGATATGGTTTCCGCAGCAACAGCCGGAAATACAATCATTGAGGGAGGACATATTCGTACAAGTCTGATTGAAGCGGATGCTCTTGTAGTAAAAACACTTAATGCAACAAATGCCGATGGTATAAGTACTTTAGTAGATAAAGACGGTATGAATATATCCAAAAGCAATAATTCACTTTTAAATATATACTTTGGTAACTTCGGTCCTGTTAACTATGGAGTTATTAATATGTATAGTTATGATAAAAAAAATGATAGAAGAAGTGAAGCAATAGGAATAACTCCGTCAGGAATAGAACTGTATACCTATGATGGTTCTGGTGCAGAAATACTTAGAAGTGAAACAAGACTTTCATTTGGAGAACTTAAAATATTGGATGAATCTCAGACAGGTATTCACATCCATAAAACTGGCATTACTCTAACATACAGTAAAAATAAAGACGAATTAGGACTTCCAGTTCATTATGTTAAATGTATATATTCTGCTTATATATCAAGTTCCGGAAGTGTCATTGATAAAATGGGAACTAATATTCCAAACAGCTCAGGAAATCCTATTACATTTTCTGTATCAAAATATGCAACAGGACGCTATAGGGTTAAACATAATATAGGGAATACACTTTATCATGTTCAGATAACAGCTTTATCTAATGGAAATTTAACTGTTGCATTAATTGAAAACATTTATAGTACATACTTTGAATATAGTACGACAAGTTACTATAACGGCTGGCCTCTTATGGATGCTAAAGTATTTATAGCTGTTTATTACGAATCACCCAAACTTGGAACATTTTAAATATAACTTTCTATAAAAACTGTTTAATTATGAAAAAACTTAATTTTAAAGCTGTCCCGACAAGGGACATTGAAGGAAACCTGGAGCCTAGAGATATATCAAAAGAACTGGGGAATTACATCTATCGTGAAACTTCTGACTTGGGAGAATTAGACCTTGCACAGAGAATCTACAAAGACGGAGAAGTAGAAGCAAATGAGAGTGAAATAGAAATCATCCGAAAGTACATCGACAGCGGATATAAGGCGTTTGTAAAGAAAGCCTTTGAAGAAATGGTTTCGGATGTTCAAGAAGTTCAACCTTTATAAAAAATAATTATGGATATTAAAAATCAATCTTATGGCAAGGTTATCAGTGCTGCATACCAGCACTACATTACATTAACAGAAGTAGAGGACAAGTACAAGCCTATCTTCACGACTATCACAGTACCGTCATGGGAAGGGCTGGATCAATTTGCTGAGATAGACGAAGCGGAAGCGGAAAGAATACGTACAGTCAAGAACGCTGCCAAAGGGAATGTAGAATATCCCGAAGAGCAGGTAAATCAAATGATTGGATTGTTCGCAACTTTTATCAATACTATGAGCCTGGCAGACGAACAAGCATTGCAGTTCAAGAATATTTATCCTAAATGGGAAACATTTATCAACAAACAGCTTGAGCAAGGTTACAAGGTATTGTATCAGGATAAACTATACAAGGTTAAACAGACAATATCTACCGTACTTGAGAATCAGCCACCTTCAATAGATACAGCAGCTTTGTATGAGGAAATCAATCCTACAGTTGAGGAAGGAGGTCATGCAGGCACACTAGAAGTTCCGATCCCTTACAACAACAATATGGAGTTGTTTGAAGGGAAATACTACTCTCAGAACGGTGTGACTTACAAATGTACACGAAATACAGAGCAGGCAGTCTATCAGGATTTGTCGGACTTAGTAGGTATTTATGTTGAACAAGCTTCTTGATTAATACAATGGAAAAATATGTAGGATTTATCACACAAGATTTGCGGGCAGGCGTGGCAATTATATTCGCCTGTCTTGTGCTTATCGTATTTGCCTGTCTACTGGATATGTGGACCGGAATAGATGCTGCACGAGCCAGCAAAGAAAAGATATGTAGTCGACCTTTACGAAAGACAGGAACTAAGATTGTAGACTATTATAGGCTGGTTATGTTTTTCATTCTTATTGACATTTTAGGACTATGCTTCCCGTGGTACACGCTCCCTTATGGAGCTGTTATCGGTACAGCTGGAGTTCTGTTTGTAGAAGGTTTCTCTGTAGTGGAGAACCTCAGGAAGAAGAAAAGTCATGCTGCTGAAGTTGCTGATATGGCCGCCAAGATTGTAGAATGTCTAACTCCTGAAGAAGCACAAAAATTAATTAAGAAAATAAAGGAGGATAAGAAATGAATAAGATAGATGCAATCATAGTTCACTGCTCTGCTACACATGCAGGGCAGGACATTGGCAAGAAAGAGATTAATCAGATGCACGTTGCTCGTGGTTTCCAGTGTATCGGGTATAACTACGTCATCCGGTTAGACGGTACGGTAGAGATTGGTAGAAGCTTGACGATTGATGGAGCACATTGTAACTCGAAAGGTTTCAGTGATGTAAGTTACAACAAACACTCGATAGGTATCTGCTATGTTGGTGGGCTGGATGTGCACGGTAAGGCAGCCGACACCAGAACGCCAGAACAAAAGAAGGCACTCCGTGAATTAATTTCTAAACTGATTAAGCAGTACCCTGATATTAAGGAAGTACTGGGACATCGTGATACTTCGCCAGATCTGGACGGTGACGGCATTATTGAGCCTAACGAGTGGACGAAGATGTGCCCTTGTTTTGATGCTAAAGAGGAATATAAAGATTTGCTTGCAGCATGAAACTCTATAACTACATAATTAAGAAGGTGAGTCAGTGCATTACGCTGGCTCCCTTCATGTGTTTGCTATTTGTAATTTGTTCCTGCCGGACGGTGAAGTATGTTCCGGTAGAAACGATAAAGGTTGATACTACCTATATCAACAAGTTACAGCGAGATAGTATATACATGCTCGACAGCGTGTATGTAAAGGAAAAAGGAGATACCTTTTTTATTGAAAAATATAAGTATCTATATCGTGATAAGCTTATAAGAGATACACTATATATGGCTAAGACGGATAGCATCCAAGTGCCTTACCCAGTCGAAAAGGAACTCACCAGATGGCAACAGTTTCGGATGGATTTCGGTGGATGGGCTATGTGTATTGTAGTAATATCGATACTTATATTGATTGTGTATAAAATAAAGAAATAATATCTTTGTATTGTAGAATTATCTTTATTGAAGCAACTAAAGCCCCGACCAGATTAATATCAGGAAGGGGCTTTGGTTTATCACAATATGGATGATAGTCTTTCAGCCTGTTTCTCTATGCTGGAGTTAAGAATCTTCGCATATACCTGGGTGATCTGTATTCGTGTATGCCCCATCATCTTAGACACAGACTCTATCGGCACCTCGTGAGCAAGCAATACAGTAGTAGCGAACGTGTGGCGGGCGATGTGGGAGGACAGGTTCTTCTTCGTCCCTATAAGGCTTCCGATACATTTCAGCAGCCGGTTGTATGCCTGCTGACTGAAATGTGGAAGCTGATAATGGTATTTCTCTAGTACAGCCATTGCGGGTGGAAGAATTGGTGTGTAATACTTTGTACCAGTCTTAATACGCTGTTTGTCGATGTAATTACAACCATGCACAGTTACAACATCTTTCGAAAAATCGAAAGCATCCATATCGGCATGAGCCAGCCCAGTGAAGCAGCAGAATACAAATAGATCACGAGCCTTGATGAGGCTATCATCAGTCAAGTCAAGTGCCCTGACTGATGCAAGTTCTTCTTCATTCAAGGCCTCTTTTGGCTTGTGCTTTCCGCGTTCAGCCTTGAATCTAAGATAAGGAGATTCTTCAATGATACCCAGCGATACAGCTTCATTGATATAAGGTTTTAGGCGTTTGTGATAATTATAGATGGTAGGTTGTTCCCGGTTAGGGTCCTGCTTCTTCAGCCATGTGTCAAACTTCTTAATGTTTTCCGGAGTCAGATCATCGAAGGTACGAATTATCTTAGATTCTCTCAGAGTTTCTAAAGTACATTTATGCGCACGAAGAGTAGATGCACGTAGTCCTCGTTTATCCATAACATCGTAACAGAAATCAATAAAGTCTGTACCATACTTTCCGGACTTTCGTTCCAATGCAGCAGAAAAGGTCTGATATGTCACTTCTTCTCCTTGCTGGATCATAGTACGCGCAATTCCTTCGTACTTCTTAATAAGATCTGTAATTTGTTTGTTCAGCTTCCTAGAATCTGCATGCCTTACAACAAGACCTTCCTCCCATTGATTTGAATAAAGTTCGATACCAGAAGACAATACTTACCCGTTGGCGGAATTAAGCCAGTGCATACTTGACTCTTCCAATGGGTCTATTAT